ATATTGACCATCCATTCCACAAGATGATTGATACGTTATTCGAATTTAGCTACAATGACGATGATACCGTAGAATATACCTATTCTATGCCAACTGAAACGGAGGAAGAGTGAAAGCTCTTTAATTTGGTGTAAATCAACTATAATATAAATAAACTATTATAGTAGGAGGATACCAAGTTGCAATACTTTGTTTATGTTATTGGACCATTAGACGATATGTATCCTTATTATGAAAGTTATGTCGGTGTTACTAATAATCCAAAAGGAAGATGGTTAGCGCATAGTAAATCAAAATACACCATTGGCCAAACGATAAGACAAATGTCGTTTTCATATAAAAATAATATGAAAATTATTTTCATGGGTTCTGAGTCTGAGTGTTTTTTATTAGAAACTGAGCTTAGACCGCGCCCATATATCGGTTTAAATGAGGCGGCCGGTGGTTCTGGTGGATATACTAAATATACTGAACAAAGAAACAAAATCATATCAGAAAAATTAAAAGGCCGCGTTATTTCTTGGTCTGATAAAATTAGTAAAACAAAAAAACTTAATGGCGCATGCTCCGGATTAAAAAATCCAAATGCTAAAAAATGGAAATTAATAAATCCTCTTGGAGAGGAAATTGATGTTACTGGTAAACTTGATAATGTTTGCCGTGAAAATAAGATACTATCTACTACATTGAGAAAAAATATTGGGCAAAAAATACCGCCTTTGACTACTAATGGGCACGGTGGATTTAGAGTAACTAGCAACAATATTGCTGCAAGACACAACACCAGCGGTTGGATGCTCTGTTTTTATAATGAAGGAGAATGACTATTATTATTGTTGACCTTTCGCAAGTAATGATTTCCAATTTGATGATGCAACTTGGGAACCACACAAATACAGAAGTCGAGGAAGAACTTCTTCGCCATATGATCCTTAACTCTATTCGTTCATATAACATGAAGTTTAAAAACGAGTACGGCGAGATGATCATCGCATGTGACGACCGTAATTTCTGGCGGCGTGACATCTTTCCATACTACAAAGCCAACCGTAAGAAGTCGCGTGAGAAGTCCGAACTCAACTGGACTCAGATCTTCGATTCACTCCACAAGATCCGCGACGAACTCAAGGTATTCTTCCCCTATCGTGTCATTCAAGTCAACGGTGCAGAAGCCGATGATGTCATCGGTGCACTCGTTATGAAGCACGGTGATACCAATGAGAAGATCCTGGTACTCTCCGGTGACAAGGACTTCGTCCAGCTGCAGCGTTACAACAACGTCACGCAGTTCGATCCGGTACAGAAGAAGTACCGCACCACCAACGATCCTGATCGGTTCATCAAGGAACACATCATGCGTGGTGATATCGGCGATGGTATTCCTAATTTCCTGTCGACTGACAACTGTCTGGTTGTAGGTGAACGGCAGAAGCCCGTGTCCAGTAAGAAGGTGGATACATGGGTCAATCAGAAACCAGAAGAATTTTGCGACGAGCGTATGCTACGTGGATACCGTCGCAACCAACAGCTTGTAGACCTGACATTCATTCCTCAGAATATCCAAGAGGATATCCTTTCTGAGTATGAAGCACAGGCAGGCAAGGATCGTAAAAACCTGTTCAACTACTTCATTGAAAAGAAGTTAAAGAACCTAATCGAAAGCATCAATGAGTTTTAATATGGCAACACTAGCTATTTCACAAATCATCGAGAACGCAGGAAAGCTTACAACACCTGTTGAGAAAGCACAATACCTGCGTGATCACAATAGCGATACCCTTCGTTATATCCTAGAACTTGCATTCTATCCAGGTGTCAAGTGGGAACTACCAGAGGGTGCACCTCCATACAAGCCTACTGCATACCTTGATCAGGAAGGTCGATTGTATCAGGAAGCTCGAACTCTCTCAATGTATCTTCTTGGTAATAACCCAGAGCTTGGCAAGGTCAGGCGTGAGATGTTATTCATTGGACTTCTTGAGACGATGTATCCTAAGGATGCACAACTACTCATTGCTGTCAAGGATAGGAAGGTAACAGGCATTGATGCCGAAGTTGTCAACCTTGCATTCCCAGGACTGATTCCCTAATGAGCAAGTCGGTTAAACGTAATAATAAGTACAGTGATGATTACGAACACTATGGTCAAAATAATCAACGTGATCGTATCAAAGAAAAAAGACTGCGAGCGGCATTAAAGTCTAAAAATGTCAATGCATTATTTCAATTGACTGAAGAAGAGTATTGATGCCGTTATATGAATTCGTAGATACTGAGACCGGAGAGCAGTGGGAGGATGTGATGTCTTATGATTCCTATAAGACATATTTGGCTGAGAATCCCACCATCAATCCGGTCTTTAGTATTTCGATTATCGGCAACACCGGTGACAGAGTCAAGACGGATAGTGGGTTTGGTGACGTATTGAATAGAATCGCCAAGGCAAACCCACACTCTCCATTGGGTCAATCACACGGCGATAAAGGTGTCAAGGCATCTAAAACTAGGGACGTCGTCACGAAACATAAAAGCAAGGGATAACTTGTGGAACACAACCAGCCGCGTTTAACAAAAAGAGAGAAGAGAATTGCCAGACAGAATGGTGATGAACAAGAAGGTCTAACATTCAGAAGTCAGAACTTCACGCTTAAAGACGTTAACCCGCTCACAGAGAATCAACGTATTGCATTTGAAGCATTCGATGCTGGAAAACATCTGATGTTGCATGGTATGGCTGGTACCGGCAAGACGTACATCGCACTATATAAAACAATTGAAGCGATGATGGAAAAAAGAGGTGTACAAAAGAAGATTTATATAGTAAGATCAGTAGTACCAACACGTGATATGGGGTTCCTTCCGGGTAACCAAAATGAGAAGATGAAGGTATACGAGGCACCTTACTATTCAATCTGTACAGAGCTATTTAGCAGGTCAGATGCATACGAGGTGCTGAAGCAGAAGAATGCCATTGAGTTTATCTCGACATCGTTTATTCGTGGTGTCACAATGAATGATTGCTACATCATCGTTGATGAGATGAACAACATGACATTCCATGAACTGGATTCTGTTATTACACGTATTGGTAAGGGTTGTAGAGTACTGTTCTGTGGTGACTTCCGTCAGTCAGATCTTACGAAAGACCAAGAGAAGAACGGCCTGAAAAATTTCATGCGTGTTATCGATCGGCTGAATGACTTTGTACATATTGACTTCCTCGAACAGGATATTGTTCGATCGAAGCTAGTGAAGGAATATATCATTGCGCGGCAACAACTCGGTCTCCAACCGTAAAAATTTCTCCTGGTTACAGGAGGAGTTCGATCACTATCCTCGTGAAGAGATCGACGGAGTACGTCACTATGTGACACCAAACGGAAAATACCCATCGGTAACCACCGTGCTCGGCAAGATGCTAGACAAGTCCGGTCTAGACGACTGGCGGGCACGGGTCGGTGAGGAACAGGCCAACTTCACAAGTCGGCTTGCATCGACAAGAGGCACTAACATCCACAACATGTGTGAGAGCTACGTCCGTGGTGACGACGTGGATGTTAGTATGCCTTTCAATGCAGTACTGTTCAATCAGGTCAAGAAGGTCCTGGATGAGCACGTCGATGACATTGTAGGATGTGAGTTGACGCTGGTATCAGATGAACTGAAGATTGCCGGTTCATGTGATCTGATTGCGTTGTGGGATGGCAAGATGGCGATCATTGACTACAAGACATCTGCCAGGAAGAAGATGAAGCAGTGGATTGAATCCTACTTCCTCCAGACGGCTCTCTACTCGTATATGCTATGGGAGATGACTGGTATGATGGCTACTCAACTGGTTGTCATCATTGCCGTGGATGAGGAACCGGTACCTCAGGTATTCGTTGTCAAGTCTCGAGAGTACCTTGAGAAAGCAGCGGCTCTCTGTCGAGCCTATCATTACCAATAAGAAAATGCAGCTTCGGCTGCATTTTTTTTCACTTTTCGATGTACATTATTTTGAAAAGAGGGTACACTGGTATAGTTAGCTAAGGAGAAAAAACATGACCAACACCATCACCTTCGATTTCGACTACAACCACAATATCTTCGAAACCCTCACCCCCTACTATCCCCACATCATCAACATCAAATATAACTCCGATACCCCTTCCGGAAATCCTACCATTACCATCACCTTTACCCTCCCCGAAATCCGCAACCGATTCAAAACCGAAAATTACCTCTAATTTCCAAAATAGTTGTGTACAAAATCTCAGAACTGTGTATAATGGTAATACCAACTGTGATAAAGGATCTTAGAGTATGACACATCCTACCAACGTTCTCATCGGTGACCGTGTTCGTTACGAGTCTGCTGCTGGTACCATCCGTGGTGAAGTAATCCGCATTGTCCGTGCAAAGAATGCTGCGCACAACATGATCAACTGGATCCATATCGAGTACTACAACCACAAGTCTCCATCTAAGACTTCGATCGCAGTTCTGGCTGAAACCGCTCTGACAATGATGAAGCTCAAGGTCATCTTCCGTGACTATGATGCTGAAGCTGAGATGAGTGACTATGACCGCATGGTGGAAGCTGCGTAATGACGTGTCCTATCACTATATATTTTGGCATGCCGACCATTGAGCGTGCCGTTGCAAACTACTTTGCAAAGCATGGTGTAAACGAGACTGTCCGTGAACAGCTTATGGATATGGAAGCGTATCCAGCATTGTTCTTAGAGATGGTCTGTGAGTATGTTGAGAAGGAAGCATAAAAATGACTACATATCAAGTTACAGTAAAGGAATATGGTACCTTTAGTTGGCACCTGAATGGCCTACTACATCGGCTAGATGGCCCTGCAATTGAAGGCGCAAATGGTCGCAAGTATTGGTATCTGAATGGCGAAGAGCTCACGGAAGCCGAATTCAATGAGCGTATGAATCGTATGAATCCTGCTAAGGAAATGACAATCGCTGAGATCGAAAAGCTTCTTGGACACAAGATCAAGGTCGTAAAATAGTTGTGTACATATTATCAAAAGTATGCTAGTATGAATAATAAGCTAAGGAGATTGTTATGAAGATTTTTGGTTCGATCGTTTTCGGTCTTGGGTTTCTTCTCGTCACCGGTACGGCCGGCGCTTCAGACTTCTATGAAGAATGCCTGGCCGCAGCTGACTGCGTTGCCGGTGCGCCGATGAGCGATCTCCGGATGATGTTGCAGCTTCTGGCCGGTGTTGCTACTATGGTAACCGGCATATGCCTGCTCTCAAAAAATTCTGAGTTTTGAAAATAGTTGTGTACATATTATCAAAACTGTGCTAATATGAATAATAAGCTAAGGAGATTGAACATGAAGATTTTTGGTGGGATTGCTTTCGGTCTTGGTTTTCTTGTCGTCGCCGGTACGGCTGGATCTGCAGACTTCTATGAAGAATGTCGTGCGGCCGTCGACTATCATTGAGGTTATGAACGTGGCCACTGCACAAGAAACATCATTCCAGCCCAATTGGGCCATTCATCCCGGCGAAATGCTGGAGGAATATCTGGAGACGCTCGGCGTTAGCCAAGCCGAATTCGCGCGCCGCGCCGACCTTACACCAAAGCTCGTCAACACGATCCTCAAGGGCCACAATCCGGTTGAGTCCGATACGGCGCTCGCATTGGAGCGCGTGACCGGCATTAAGGCCTATATCTGGATGGGATTGCAGAAGGAATGGGAGCTGCAGCTGCTGGTTGGTGTCGTCGGTATGGTGACAGATATCTGCATGATGGCAAAAGAATCTGAGTTTTAAAAATAGTTGTGTACATATTATCAAAACTGTGCTAATATGAATAATAAGCTAAGGAGATTGAACATGAATATCTACACACGGAACATCGCTGCTAACCTCAAGGTCACGCTTGGAGATGCTGTGCTGATTCAGCATGCATTGGAATGTGATGGTTTCGACTTCAGTGAATGTACTGATCGCCAGTTGTACCGTGAAGCAAAACGCGCTTACATTGAAATCCTCACTGAGTCGATGGAAATTGCATAATTTGAAAAATAGTTATGTACATATTATCAAAAGTATGGTAGTATGAATAATAAGATTTGAAAAGGAAACTATATTATGGCACATATGATTGAAATGATCGACGGCAAGGCTTCGATGGCATGGGCGGGTGAAACCCCATGGCACGGTCTTGGTACTCAGGTCTCGAATGACCTTACTCCTGAGCAGATGCTCAAGGCTGCAGACCTCGACTGGAAGGTTGTTCCGGTTCCTGCATACGCCACAATCGGTGGTGAACAGGTTGACATTGGTCGCTCGGCTCTGGTCCGTGACCGTGACAACAAGGTCCTCGATGTCATCACGAATGACTGGGTTCCCAATCAGAACTCTGATGCGTTCGATTTCTTCAATGATTTCGTTGCAGCTGGTGAGATGGAGATGCATACCGCCGGTTCACTTCGTGACGGTCAACTTGTCTGGGCTTTGGCCAAGGTCAAGGACGGTTTCGAGTTGTTCAACGGTGACGCTGTCGAGTCGTACCTCCTCTTCACGAACCCTCACAAGTATGGTTCGTCGATCGACGTACGGTTCACTCCGATCCGCGTTGTGTGCAACAACACTCTGTCGCTTTCGCTGTCGCGTGATGCCAACCAGGTTGTCAAGGTTTCGCATCGTAACGAGTTCAACGGTGATAACGTCAAGGAAATGCTTGGTGTTGCCAAGGAAAAGCTCCAGTCCTACAAGGAAATGGCAGCTTACCTCGGTTCGAAACGTTTCACCGATGAGAACATCGTTGACTACTTCAAGCGCGTCTTCCCGGTTAGTGGTGCCAAGAAGGAACTCAGCAAGAACGCTGAGATCGCTCTGAACATCATCGATCAGCAGCCTGGTGCTGAGT